TGCGACCTCTCTTAAAAATTCTCCAAAGATTAACGGTTTTGTTTTTACTGGTGCAAGTGATGTTACTATTAAATCCTCAACAATTGGATCATTGAATAAAGGTGCATATATTATAGGTAGTAACTTTGATGGATCAATTGAAAGAACATGGTCCATCGATGCCGGACCTGAATCACGTCCAGGAAAAATTGTAGCTAGAGATGCCACAGGGAGTTTTACCGCTGTTGGAATTTATGCAACAGCAATTACAGCTGACACATTTAACGGTAAAATTATTTCGCCGGCAGGTGTTACAAGTGAATTTGATCTTATCAAAGCTAATACAATTATAGGTGGATTCCTAGCAGGTAATGCCGACACAGCCAATACACTAAAAACTCCTAGAGCAATTAATGGTGTACCATTTAACGGTAGTGCAGATATAACTGTTACTGCTGCTGCTGAAACTTTAACAGGCACACGAATTAAATCAACAGTTATTGAATCTGCACTACAAAGTGTTGGAACATTAAATTCATTAGAAGTTAGAGATTCAGGAATTTCAATTGGCAACACAAATAATTTAAATTTATTTGTTGATAGTAATAAGTCAAAAATAGTAAGTAATAAAAATCTTCAGGTAGTAATAGCAGATACTGCGGGTATCGGCGGAGTATCTACATTAGAATTCCAACCAGGCAGCACACCGCTATCGGGCGATGACGCAATTCCGACATTATATCCTTATGGTACATGGAATATCGGTTCGCTATCTCGTAGATTTAATAAGGCATATACCAGTGTAGCAGATACAACAACTCTTAAGGTAGATAGTATTGTTCCAAGTACATCTACTGCCACATCAGTGACAGTATCAACGGATCTTATAGTATCGGGCAATTTCACAGTTAACGGTACAACAACTACAATTAATTCAACCCAGACAGCTATACATGATTTAGTAGTTACTCTAGCCAAAGGTGCCGCAAATCCAACAGCAGCAAATGGGGCTGGTATTGAAATTGATGGTGCAGGCGCAACTCTTACATATACAGTAGCTGGCAATAAGTGGAATATTAATAAAGATCTAGATGCCGGCACCAATAATTTTATCACTACTGGAGCATTCCAGGGTACAGCAACATCAGCTAGATATGCTGACTTAGCTGAAAACTATGTAGCAGATGCACAGTACCAGCCGGGCGAAGTTGTAGAATTTGGTGGCGATTTTGAAGTTACTATTGCTAGCGATGCTACAACACGAGTAGCTGGAGTAGTATCAACAAATCCTGCACATTTAATGAATTCGCATTGTCAAGGTCAATATGTAGTTGCAGTAGCATTACAAGGTCGTGTTCCAGTAAAGGTCCGAGGCGAAATTCGCAAGGGTGATATGCTAATTGCTGCTGGAAATGGATATGCAAGACGTACAACAAACCCACAATTAGGTACAATTATTGGTAAAGCTCTAGAGAATTTTGACGGAATTGAGGGTGTTATAGAAGTTGTGGTAGGCAGGATCTAAAAAAGGTTCAGATAAATAACAATAGATAATGGAGCAAAGTAATGGCGTATCAAGTTAATCGATATAATGGGGCATTTATAGTATCTGTAGAAGACGGAACTATTGACACCACTACGGATCTGCGTTTTGTAGGCAAAAACTATGCAGGTTACGGAGAAATTCAAAACGAAAATTTCCTACATTTAATGGAAAATTTTGCAGGTGTTTCAGCTCCTCCTAAATCGGTCGCTGGACAAATTTGGTATGATAGTGTTACTAAAAAATTAAAATTTTATGACGGCTCACAGTATAAGGTAGCTAGTGGTGCAGTTGTTAGTACAACAGCACCCGCAGGTTTAGTGGCTGGTGATTTATGGTTTAATGATACATCTAAACAGCTTTATACATGGTCAGGAACAAATTTTGTATTAATTGGACCAGCAGCAGCACCGGAAGCCGGAGCCAGTGGCGCAATTAGCAGAACAATTCAAGATTCATTAGGTACTCCTGTACCGGTTGTAGAACTACAAGCAGGCGGAGTTACATTAGCAATAGTAAGTAAAGTTGATTTTATCATCGGTAACATCAATCCTATAGTTGGATTTAGTCGTGTTAAAAAAGGTATTACATTAATTAACACGGATTCAACATCGGGAATAACAACTCCATCGGCACAGCAATATTTTTGGGGTACTGCATCAAACGCACTAAAACTTGGTGGACTTGAATCTTCAGTATTTTTACAAAAAGGCGATTTAAATTTTGACGAGCAGGCTTGGTTTAGAAACGATAGTGGTTTCTATCTAGGTGCCGGTAAAGAATTGTTAGTACATAAGGAAAGTCAAGATCCGTTCTTCAATAGCACGGGCGGCGATCCGAATCGTGATGAAGATCAAATTGTAATCGAACAACGTCAACCTAACTCTCCTATAACAATTAGATTTAAAGTAAACGATAATGACACTTTCAATCTTTATAAAATTCGTGCAACAGGAATTTATCCGGCTCTCTCAGCTAATTTAAATCTAGGCGGAAATGTTGGCAGTAAATCATTTATATGGAAAGAAGTACATGCTTCCAATTTTTACGGTATACTAAACGGAAATATTGTCGAGTCAACAAATCCAACAGCTACACCAATATTGAATAATACCTCGAGAGTATTAACAGCTAACATCAATGCCAATAACGGTACGCAAGCATTCGATGCTACAAATAAAATATTTTTTGGACAGATCGGATCCCCGGTTATTCGTTCAACTGTATACGGCGACTTAAAAGGTGATATCTCTGGCGAAGCAGGAACTGCTAAAAAATTAGGAAATTATAGTCCTAGTGTTGATACTGTAGTATCAACAGTTGTAGTTAGAGACACTAGCGGTAATATTAATGCAGCATCATTTATTGGTACAGCCACACAAGCAGACACCCTCAATGTTAGCGGTACTTATAGAACTGCCTCAACAGCAAACAGTTTCAATACAATTGCAGCTAGAGACGGAGCCGGTCATTTATTTGCAGAAATATTTGAAGGTACAGCGACCGCAGCTCGTTATGCTGATCTGGCAGAAAAATATTTGGCCGATGCCGAATATGAAATTGGAACTGTAGTAGTGGTCGGCGGCGAGAAAGAAGTAACAGCTAGCTCTTACGGAGATCTAGCAATCGGTGCTGTAAGTGCTAATCCGGCGTTTATGATGAATAAGGATCTAGAAGGCGGTACATATATTGCTCTTAAAGGTCGCGTACCAGTTAAGGTAACTGGTGTAGTTAAAAAAGGTGACAGATTAGTTGCAAGTGATCAAGGATGTGCGAAAGTCGCTACCGATCGTTTAGATATTTTTGCAATTGCATTAGAATCAAGTGATGATGCAGGCGTTAAATTAGTAGAATCAGTGATACTATAAGGAATAAAAATGGCAGCAGGCATCGGGCAAATAATAGAAGCATCAGACTACAATACCATTAGAACAAAAGTTGCAAATGTAATGGGAATAGGCGGTGTAGGCAACGGTGTGACTGCCGACTACGGATACGGCCAGCAATTAAACAGTACTGCTGTAAATCCGGCAGATATAAATCTTGAAAAAAGAAAAATAACAAAAGCACAATGGGATGATTTAAGGTGGGATATCATTAATGCCTCTATTCATCAATTAGACACAATACCTGACCTAAATATTGTTGCAACTACTGATCCGATCAAATACGGATCAGATCAACCTAACTATCAATATAATACGGCTGCTGATACAGTTAGAACTAATCGATATAGAGTCGCAACTACACAATCTATAACTAGACTACCGACCGCTGCTGTTACAAGATCTACAGCTTGGTCTAACGCTGTTTCTTGCCAAGTAACTATGACATTTGCCACTTCGGATCAAGCAAGATATTTTTGGAATTCGGGTGGTGTAATTAGATTTAATTCTTCCAGATCGGGTGGTACATCATTAGATCAAAACACTGCCTGGACACGCTTATTAACCGCAGTTGGAAATCAAGATTTTAATAATAGAACAGCAACACCGATTGGTATAGGAGTATATACTCTAACTGATGCTTTTCAAACATACTATGAAAATTCGGCGTCTTCTCCGTATTCAAATAACAAATTTAGACTACAGGCTAAAACAGATGTGGCTAACAATTCTACAGGCACTGGAAGAATATTCACATTTAACATCCAGTGGATAGATGGTTACGTTGATGTCGGACCAGAGTTACCACCAGGCGATACTGTTGACGGAACATTAACTCTCAATATAACTGAAATTCGAGCATCAGGTACATTATTGCCAGCCGGTGCAGGAAACTTTTCAATCACCCCGCCTAATTATTCAGTATCTAGCATCAGCGGTTCCTAAATGCGTAAATAGCTAGTTGGAGGTTAACAATGGCAGTTTATGACATAATTAGTGTACCAGATTATAATAATATACAAAGTATTATTAGTTCTATCCTCGGAACTGGATCAGGTACCAACGGATACGGCCAAACCTTAGCTGCTCCACTACCAGTAGCCTTAGGCGATTCCGTAAGCAAGACTGCATGGGATAATTTACGATTTGATATCGTAAATGCCTATGTGCATCAAAACGGTGCTCTTCCAGCAATCAAAACAGTTAACGAAGGCGACATTATTGTATATGGTGCTGCTGAACCAAATTACCAATATCTTACATTGGCTACCCAAGTAGCTACTAATAAATTTGATATTGCAGCTGGACAATATGCTGTTGAACCTGGAACTACTGTTACATATTCCAACGATTGGTCTACGTCTTTCACGTCGACGTCGTCAATAACTTTTGTAAGTGCTAATGCTGCAAGACATTTCTTCAATTCGGGGGGCAGAATTCGTTTTACCTCATCATTTACTCCGTCATCTAGTACTCCTCAAAATAATTCATGGCAAACAACATTGCGTGATGCCGGAACTACAATTTTTGCCGGTAATGCTCCTGCGGTAAATTTTTATACATTAACTAGTTCAGATCAAAGATTTTTTAGTGTAAGTGCTAGCGGTACTTATGCGGCTAATAAATGGGAGCTATTTGCTCGTTGTGATATTGGAAATAATTCTACAGGTGGAGCAACTAAAATAACATTTACTTCAGTGTGGACTGACGGGTACGTAGACCCAGACGTCATTGCGGGAATGCCTGCAACTTTGAATCCATACGACGGTGTAGTTCGAGGAACATTACAATTAGCAATAACACATCTTCGTGCAATCGGTGCATTATTTCCTGGACTATCTGCGGGTTCGTATTATATTCCACCTCCAGCATATGGTAACAGTGCGGTATATGTGTTTACAGCATCGACAATTACTGTTGTAGAGGGTACTACAATAACATTTACAGTTAGCGGTATTAATATTGTTAATGGAACATATAATTATTCAATCGTCGGAACAGGTATAGATGCTAGCGATTTCACGGACGGGCTAGTTGATGGCACAGTCACAATTACAGGTAATTCTGGTTCCTTTACTAAAACTTTATTAGCCGGTGATACAATCGAAGGTTCACAACAATTTGTTGCAAATCTTTATGCTGGTGGAGTAATTGTAGCATCAACACAAACGATAACAGTAAATGATACTTCTACATATTCAGCAGCTGGAAATTATACCTTTGTAGTCCCACTTGGCGTTACTACTGTAAAAATTACAGCAATAGGTGGTGGTGGTGGCGGTGCTGGAACATTTGGATCATCAGGTGGTGGTGGCGGCGGATCTGGCGGATATCAAAATGCGGTAATAAGAACAGTTACTCCTGGCGAAACTCTTTCAATCGTAGTCGGCATTGGCGGCGGTGGCGGCCTATACAACGGAACACCAGCACAAGGTGCTGGAGGAAATGGTGGAAACTCAAGTGTGTCTGGTTCGTTTGGAGCGGTAACTGCAACGGGCGGCGGATATGGTGTATACGGTACTACTAATCTTCCGTCAACAGCAGGCGCACCAAATGGTGGAGCTGGTACAGCTGGTAGTGGCGCAACAGGCGGAACAGGCGGCACTAACGCATCTGGTTATGGTGCAGGCGGCCGTGGTGGTACTAGTTCTAACGGAGTTGCTGGTTCAATTGGTCGAGTAGTTATTACTGTCTAAAATATTTCTCTGATATAGTCCATACAATAAATAAACTGACTATATTATAGGAGAAATAAATGGAAGCTCTTCTGGCCAATGCGCTTGATTTTTCAAATTATAAACAAACACTTTCACTTCAACGTAAGGTTTTAAAAGAACGTATTGCTGCCAAATTAACATTTGGGCATAACGGAGGAATTTTTAAAATTGATCAGACATTAATTTGTTTTGTTCAATTTTTAATCGATCAAGATCGTACATCAAATATTCCATTAATTGATTCGAATGATAACCCAATTTTAATTGCAGATCTTATAAAATTTAAAGATGAAATTTTAGATAGATATTTTACAGCTACTTATGAGTATCAAGAAGAATACGATAAACTTAAAAAAAGTAGAACTGTAGAAACATTGGTCGACCTATGAATAGAGGAGGCCTAATATTTGCGCATAACAGTCGAGATATTGACTATGCATTGTTAGCGGTTATATCCGGCGGCCTAGCCAAAAAACATCTTAATATTCCATTGACATTAATTACTGATGATTCGACTGTGGAATGGATGCATGAATCAAATATTTGGGATAAGGCTAATTCCATATTTGAAAAAATTACAATAGTTGATAGACCAGTTACTAGTAACGTTCGTCGATTAAATGACGGATTAGAATCAAAAACAATTCCATTTATTAATTCAACTCGTGCCGATGCATGGGATCTAACACCATACGATCAAACATTATTGTTAGACAGTGACTACTTAATTTTTTCTGATCAATTAAACAACTATTGGGATTTAGATTCCAGTGTATTAATTTCGAGATCGATGAACGATATTCGAGGAGATCGAATCGGGTTTTTAGATAAAAATGTTTCCGAAACAGGCGTCCATTTATTTTGGGCAACTAATGTGATGTTCACTAAAAATAAAGAAAGTAGAATGTTTTTTGAGCTTGTAAAAGATATCAAAATCAGCTATAATCAGTATAGTGATATCTATAGATTTGACCCTCGTCAATATAGAAACGATATTGCATTTAGTGTTGCAAAACATTTTTTAGATGGGTTTGAAACTAATTTAACAAATACATTGCCGCCACTATTGACTGTTATGGACCATGATATGCTTTGGAGTGTTGACGATAATAAATTATTATTCTTAATAGCAGGACCATTAACTGAAGGAAAGTATCAAGCATGTGCAATTAAAGATACAGATGTTCATGTTATGAATAAACAAAGCATTATTAGAAATAAAGAAAAATTATTGGAGTTAATATGACTTTCGGATATCTAATCATCGTTGCAAAAAACGCTGATGTTGATTATACCAAGTTGGCATATTCTCTAGCTTTGAGCATTAAAAATACACAAAAAGATGGATTTAATAATGTTGCATTGGTAACTGATGATAGAGAATCGGTAGACAAATTAAATTCATCTTGGGTGTTTGATCATGTGATCGATTGGGACAAAGAAACATTCTGGGATGGCCGCAGCTGGATGGACCAATTAAGTCCTTTTGATTATACTGTATGCTTAGATGCAGATATGTTGTTCACACGAGATGTAAGTCATTGGGCAGAATATTTTATCGAAAACAGTGAATTATATGTAGCAAATAAATCTTATACTTATAGAGGCGAAATTGTTACAAACGATTTCTATCGTACAGCATTTACTAAAAATAATTTACCTAATTTGTATTCATTCTATACGTTCTTTAAGAAAGATTCGGAGTTGGTAAAAGAGTTCTTTACACTAGGCAGGTACATCATTAAAAATCCTACAGAATTTAAAAATGTATTTTTTCCAGATTTTAAACCTAGGGTCGTTGGCACAGATGAAGCATTTGCATTAGCAGCAAAAATTTTAGATATTAGTGATGAAATAGCATACGATCTAGAATTTCCAAAAGTAGTACATATGAAACCCATGGTACAAAATTGGCCATGGCCGTCGAATTTGTGGACAGACCATGTTGGATTTTATTTTAACGTAGACAATGAAATTAAGATTGGAAATTTTAAACAAACTGGTATTGTTCACTACGTAGAAAAGCAATTAATTACTGACGAAATTATTAATATACAGGAAGAAAAATTATGGCAGAAATAGATTTTGACGAATGGTTAGCAAATTATAAGCCTCCTGAAATAAAATTCTATGCATCGTTTGACGTAGCCACCGGTGACGTAACAGGAATTTATCCCTCAACGGCATTACCAGAAAATGCACAATATGTTGAAATCGATCATGAAACTGCGCATTTGATCGCCGAAGGCAAGATTAATTTAAATTCTTGTTTTGTTGATATGAGTTCGGGAAAATTTGAAATTGCCGAAATTAAACGTCTTACAAAAATTGACGACGTGCTGCATAGAATTATGGATAAATCATATGCAGGATTATTAACAGCTGATCTAATGGTTATTAGAGATAATAACTCACTCACATTTGAGTTATCTGAAAAATATAAGAAAAGAAAAATTCACTGGGACGGTGCAACCGAAATGACATTTTTAGTAACTGAATACAACGATCCTAACATTGTAAGACATGCTATTAAATTCACAGTTGATGAATTAGTATCAGCTCCTCAAACCACTACGGGTCTTGAGTTATCTAAAAAATTTAGTATCTATACTAAACGTCTATTTCCTGTTTATCTATTTGACACAAAATGAAAGTAATAGAATTTGATGTAATTTTTCTTAGCTACGATGAACCTAATGCCGATTTGCATTATGCCGATCTTTGTGACAAAGTACCTTGGGCTAAACGTGTACATGGAGTTAAAGGCAGTGACCATGCACACAAAGCCGCAGCAGAATTAAGTGAAACTGAATGGTTTGTAACTGTTGATGCTGATAACATTGTTGATCCTAAGTTTTTTAATCTAGCCCTTGAAATGAGCGATCCAAAAATTCAAGTATATGGATGGTGTGGAAGAAATAAAATCAACGGCTTACGATACGGAAATGGTGGATTAAAAATCTGGAAAAAAGATTTTGTATTAAACATGCGTACTCACGAAAACTCTGACAGTGAGAGAGGGCAGGTTGATTTTTGCTGGGAAGATGGATATCGAAATTTTCCTGTGAGCTATAGTGATAGCATTGTCACAGGAAGCCCATTTCAAGCATGGAGAGCAGGATTCCGTGAAGGTGTGAAAATGACCTTATTAGACGGAGTTAAAGTTCCGCCAGGTGAAATCCAAGAACATATTTGGTGGCACAATATTCATAGACTGCGTATGTGGTCAACTGTTGGTTCTCATGAAGAAAATGGTATCTACGCTGTATACGGAGCAAGGCTCGGTACTTGGTTGGCTAACTGTACTGATTGGAATTATGTAGAAGTTCGAGACTTTGAAATACTTAGAGGTATCTGGAATCAGTACGGTCGCCCCTTTGAAGAAGTTAATGGCGTGGGATTAGACGACGAGATTAAATCGCTAGGTGAAAAAATTAAATTGGGCCTAGGATTGCATTGGCCATACCTAGATGCTATACAAAGCAAATATACTCTTGACTTATATAATGAGACTTTGAATCTAAACGCTACTTACTATAGAATACCCGAAAATGTATGATATATTTTTTGCCAGTAAATCTATTATCGACGATACTGTCTGGGAACAGTTTCGTAATAGATTTCCGCGAGCAAAAAAAATATAAAATGTAAAAACATTTTTAGATATAAAATCCAAGACCTTTACCAAATTATTCTGGGTCGTATGGGATGACCTTGTTGTTGCTGACGATTTTAATTTTGAATACATAGTTCCAAAGTGGGATTTAGAATATATTCATGTTTTTAAAAATAAAGATTATTTTGATGGGATAACACTATTCCCTAAATCTGCAGATTTTATACAAAAAGAATTTGAGAACAGATTCTTTATTAATAATAAAAAAGAAATTGATATTCAAGCATCTTATCCGAGGCCCTTTGACATTATATTTGTTAGCTATAATGAACCTAATGCAGACGAACGTTTCGCAAAACTCCAAGAACGGTTTCCTAGAGCAAAACGAGTGCATGGAGTAAAAGGAATTCATCAAGCACATATCAAAGCAGCAGAATTATCAACTACAGAGATGTTATGGGTAGTAGATGCTGATGCTATCATAGTAGATGATTTTGATTTCACAGTCGAACAAATTCCATATTATAGCAATAATGCTCGACGAATGTTAACAACTACTGTTCATGTATGGCGTAGCCGAAATCCTGTGAATAGTCTTGAGTATGGGTATGGCGGCGTAAAATTATTACCTCGTAAACTAACATTAGAAATGGATGTAAATTCTGCAGACATGACTACTAGTATTAGTAAATCGTTTAAAGTTATGCCAGCGGTTAGTAATATCACAGCATTCAATATTGATTCATTTAGCACGTGGCGCAGTGCTTTTAGAGAATGTTGCAAGTTATCGAGTAAAATTATTGATGGGCAAGTTGACGACGAAACAGCTCATAGACTCGAAACCTGGACAACAGTTGCACATGGTGAATTCAGCGAAGAAGCATTGCTTGGTGCCACCGCAGGAAAATACTTTGGACTATTTTGGCAAAATGCTCCTAGCGAATTAGCAAAAATTAATGACTTTGATTGGTTAAAAGAACAATATGAAATTCGATAGAAACATCAAAGGGAATGAAGTTAAAAAAGTAAATGGTCAGTATCAGACCCACTACATGATGGATGCTGAGTTTGTTCATAAAGAATTAAACGAAGTAAGTCCTAGTTTTTGTCTAGCTAAATGGTTTAACGTTAGTATTCATATTCCGACTGGTAGAACACACAGTTGCTATCATCCAAAGACGCATGCAATACCATTAGAGGAAATTGCAATTGATGTTAGTGCCTTACACAATACAAAATACAAAAAAACTCAACGTAAATTAATGTTACACGGGATACGACCTCCTGAATGTGAATTTTGCTGGCAAACAGAAGACAGTGGGTCTCAGCTCAGTGATCGTGCATATCGTAGTAAAGACATATGGGAAGATGGCATAATTGAAGAAGCATTAGCAGTTGGTGACGAAGGAAATGCTAATCCTAGATATGTAGAAGTAAATTTTAACCAGGCTTGTAATTTTAAGTGTTCATACTGTAGTCCGCACCTAAGTACAGCATGGATGGATGAAATTAAAAAAGAAGGGCCGTATGTATTGGCTGATAGAAAACACAATGATATTACGTGGATTCAAAACGAAATGCCAATCGATAACAGTCCAGACAACCCATATGTAAAAGCATTTTGGGAGTGGTTGCCACAGATATATCCAACGCTACATACGTTCCGTATGACAGGCGGCGAGCCACTTATGGACAAGAATACATTCCGTATGTTTGATTACGTTAAGGAACATCCTAAAGAAGATTTGCATTTAAGTATTACTAGCAATTGTTGTCCTCCTGGTGATCAGTGGAATAAATTTATTACAGCATTTAAGCAAGTTACTGATTCTGGAGCAATTGATCATTTTATGCTATTTTGTAGTTTGGATAATATCGGACCTCAGGCCGAATATATACGAAACGGATTAGATTTCGAAAGACTGAATAAGAATGTTAGAGCATATTTAAAACACGGAAGAAGGCATTCTTTAACATTTATTATTACTTTTAATGCATTAAGTTACACAGGTATCTATTCTTATATGGAGTATATTTTATCTTTACGTAAGAAATATAATAGTGATAGACAACTAGTTTGGTTTGATATACCACAATTACAAGATCCGGATTATTTAAATCCTAAATTAATTCCCTCTTTAGTTAGTGAGCTCGAACGCACTATGAAATTTATGATCCTTCATAAAGAAGGGATAACAAATAGACATAAGGGATTTAAGGATTTTGAAATTAGTAAAGTTCAACGCCTAATTGATTGGATTAATTCTGATACAGGATTTAATCAAAAAAGAGGAATGGCAAATTTTTATAAATTTTTTGCAGAACACGATAGACGTCGAGGAACCAGCTTTGTAACCACGTTTCCTGAATTAGAAACTTTCTGGAATAGTTGTAAGGATCAAGATGTCTAAGATTTATACCTTTGGGGATAGTTTTTTTTGTCGGTGGGTTGAAACCGGTAACGAATACGGTTGGATTTTTCAATTAGCACAAAAATATTTTGTAGTTGATACTGCTCAACCGGGTGCAAGTAATTATGAGATATATTTAAATTTTTTAAAATATGTTAACGATATCACTCCTGAGGACACTATAATTTTAGGATGGTCTGATCCAAGCAGATTTTATGTAAATTCTGGAATTTCTAAAAATGAAAAAACTTATGAATTATATTATAAAAATTTTTACAATAGTGCATTGTCTAGACTTTACCAAAAAACTATTATGAATGAAATTAAAAGAATAATAAAAGAAAAAAATTTAAAAGCATTATTTTTTTGGTCTTTTCCTTCCGATTATATCGAAGGTCCAAAGGAAAATACTAATTGGTTAGATGCAATCTTATCAAATATAGATATAGAAAGATATCAATATTTAGAAAATTTTGATAATGAAGTTAAACCAGCATTAGTTTATTTTTCAAAAAAAGAAGTGGAGCATCTTACATCTGAAAAAGAGATTATAGACTATTTTAAAAATACAGATAAGAGGCCTAATCATATAGGTAATCGGCAACTACATGATGAACTAGTTAGAATAGTATCGGAATTTGTAAAAAATCGTTCAGCCGGGCAAATAGATTTAATTAAAAGGTTAACTAATGGCACATAAATTAGAATACATCAAGTTAGTTAGAGATAAACTCAACGCAGTGAGTCCTAGCTTTTGTACAATGAAATGGTTACATCAGACTTTATATCTTCATACCGGTGATAACCATAGTTGTTATCATCCTCGCCCTCATCATATTGGTCTCGATGAAATTGCTATTGATGCAAGTGCATTACATAACACAAAATGGAAAAAAGAACAACGTAAAAAAATGCTCGAAGGTGAGCGTCCAGAAGAATGTTACTATTGCTGGAATATCGAAGATTTAGAAGGCGAGCATATTAGCGATCGTATGATTCATAGCTCCAGCGATTTTAGTGTACCCTTAATTGATACTGTTGCAGATTTGCCTTGGGATGCTCCTATTAATCCACGGTACTTAGAAGTTAGCTTTGGTAACGGATGCAACTATCGTTGCGGTTATTGCTGTCCTCAAGCAAGCACTATGTGGACTGAAGAAATTAAAAAGCACGGTAATTATGATTTAACATACAATCAATATGGTATTGATTTTATGACTAACGGTACATACTATGGTCCTAAAGACGAAAATCCATACATTGAAGCTTTTTGGCGCTGGTGGCCAAGTTTAAAAAATGATCTCCATACCTTACGCATTACTGGTGGCGAACCATTAATGAATCCAGGCGCAATGCAGTTTTTTGATTTGTTAGAAACTGAACCAAGTCCACATTTAGAAATTACTCTAAACAGCAATCTAGGTGTTACCTTTGATCGTGTTGATAGATTAATTGATAGAGTTACGAGCTTGGTAAAACAAAAAAAGATTCGTAAATTTAGTTTCTTTACAAGTATTGATAGTTGGGGAGAACAAGCAGAATACATGCGTACTGGTTTAAAGTGCGATCATTGGGAACGCAATATGAAAGCGGTTATTAACTCTGGTGCAACTGTTAACCTAATGTGTACTTTTAATGTGTTATGTGTGACAAATTTTCAAAGCCTTTTAGAAAAAGTTATCGAATGGCGCAAAGAGTTTGGCATGAGTGCAGTAGCATTTGATACGCCATATTTAAAAGAACCGCCACATTGGATGATTAACATCTTAACAGATGATTTTATCGTATATATGGACAATACTTTAAAATATATTTTAGATAATAAACAGTGGTTTACTGACGTTGAATATGAAAAATTTTTACGTGTGACAGACTACATGAAAGCTAAGACCATTCCAGAAGAAAAGATTCTTGCAGGCCGCAGAGATTTTTACAGTTTCTTCACAGAAAATGATCGTCGATTAAATACTAACCTATTAGAAACTTTTCCAGAGTACACAGAGTTCTATAACTTCTGTAAAGATATATACGATAACTATGATAAACGAAAATAATAAACACGCCTGGTGCGTTAATGCAGATCATGCAATGAGCGCAAATAATGATGGATCTACGAAAATTTGTTGTATGATTTCTAATGATGAAAACATGTCTCTTGGCAATAATACAATACAAGAAAATTTTCAACAAATTGAATTTGTAAAAATTAGAGAAGATTTACAAAATGGCATTAGAAATGAAAAATGTCGATTGTGTTGGGAAGAAGAAGATGCTGGACGCAAGAGTAAACGATTACGTGATAACGAAAAATATATAGGTAATATTGCTAATGGCGGAGAACCGTTTACAGGGCTTGCCAAATTTGAATTGAATCTAGGCAACACCTGTAATTTAAAATGTCGAACCTGTGCACCACATAGTAGTAGTACATGGATGCAAGAATATTATGATACACATCAATATAAAATGCCCCCTAATACTACTTTTAAAATTTATGCCCAAGAAATGAAAAAGTATCATCAGACATTTGATGACGATAGCAGCTTTTGGGCAGATTTAGAAAATAACCTACATACTATAAAACAATTTGATTTTTATGGTGGCGAACCATTCATGAGTAAAAAAATGTGGCGCACATTACAAATGGCAGTAGATAAAGGGTATAGTAAAGATATCGAAGTTCACTATGCTACTAATGCCACACATTGGCCTACAGAAAATATTGAAATGCTAAAATATTTTAAACATTTGAATCTAAATTTTAGCATTGACGGAATCGGTGATAAGTTTGAATACATCAGATATCCGGCAGTATGGGAAGAAGCTAAAACAAATATGCTGAAAGCAAAAGAATTCGCGAAGACGCACCACGACATACATGTTAGTTGGTGCCATACGATCAGTAATATGAATATTTTTTATCTTCCAGAATTACTAGACACATTTTATAAAGAGTTTAATCATTTTGGAATATATTTGAATCTAGTGCATGGTCCAAAATATTTTAATATTTCTTATATGCCCGATGATGTTAAAGAAAAATTAATTGCAAAATTAGAAGCGATTGATAAAGATTATATCGTATGGCAAAATTTCTTACCGGGAGTAATTAATTTTATTAAAGTTGGAAAATATGATCCGTATCATTGGAATAAATTTAAAGAAAAAATAAAAATTCACGACGATTATCGTGGACAAAACTTTACAAAAACATTCCCCGAGTGGGCAGAAATTATAGGATTTAACAATGAATAACTTTTTTAATTGGAACGAACTAACACAAATACACGTTGAGCTTACAAATGCCTGTAATGCTGCATGTCCTATGTGCGCTCGATTCCATACTAATAGTCCACTAATTCGGCCCGACCTAATTATAGAACAAATTACTATTGAAAAATTTAAACAATACTTTCCGCCAGAAGTAATTAAAAAACTTGAAATTGTTTTGTTTTGTGGAGTACACGGTGATCCGGGTATGGCTAGAGATTTATATGAGATATGTGAATACATTGCAGAAACTAATCCAGAAACTGCTGTTCGAATTAATACGAATGGCGGCATGCGTAAGCCTGAATTTTGGGCCAAGATGGGTGCCTTATTTGCTAGACAACGTCAAGATCATTGGCGTTGGGAAATCACATGGAGTATTGATGGGTTAGAAGATACGAATCATTTGTATCGACGAAACGTAGAATGGGGCAAGTTAATGGCCAACGCACAAGCATTTATAGATGCGGGCGGATACGCATCTTGGGACTATTTGATCTTTAAACATAATGAGCATCAGATAGACGATGCAATAGCTTTATCGAAAAAAATGCGATTCAAAGAATTTTATCCTAAGAAATCTTTAGGAGTCGACAACGGTACAAATTTAGTTAGGATGCCAGCAATAAATCGTGAAGGTCAATTAGATTATTGGATAGATGCTCCTGTAGATCCTAAAAATAGAAATTTAGAGAATCCAGTAGAGCCAGTTGAAATGCGTTTCTGGCCATTTAATCCAGCAAACTACAATGAATTAAAAGAAACAAAAAGAACTTCAGATCCGAATTATTGGAAGCATGTTGATGGGGTATATGACATGTTGGCAAGAGAGGATAATTCGATATTAGATAATGCTGTAATTAAATGTAAAGCAGAAACAATGACAAAGGGCAAGGAAATATTTGTCGATAATCACGGTAGGGTTATACCATGCTGTTATATGGGAACGCACTTAAATGGGGTTCACAGCGATAGTCAGAGTTTACAATTACATCACGAAGTTCGAAAGTATGGTTGGGACCACTTTGATCTAAATATACATTCATTAAAAGATATAATGGAAGCTCATCACTTAGATAGGGTGTTTACTGATACCTGGACTAAGCCAAGCTGTAAAGATGGAAAGATGGCATACTGTGCAAACATCTGCGGAACATACAGCAGAGTAGATAAAATCTACACACATGAAAAGATGGAAGATGTGGGGAGAAACTGGAGAACGAAAGAAGATTATTAAAGGAACTTTTTAGTTTCTTTAGCAATGTCTTTTTTTAATTTTTCAATATCGATTTCAAAATTAATGTTTTTAATATCGTCGTGATATTCTTGAAACATTTCAACTAATTTATCAGCCACTGTATCTGAATCAGATTCTTTAACAAGATCTGGAATTCTCAATTCCCAGATTCTTCCGTTATTAAATTCTAACTTAACAAGATGTAAGTAAGCGACCGGCATGGTATTCATATACATATCTTCAAATACCTCCGGCCACTCCTTTACAATGTTTAATGGCGGCTTAAAAAGTTTCTTAGGCACTTGCTTCTTCAGATGACTTAGTAGCTTTTTTCTTTGGCGGATCTAAGTCGTCAGCTTGTTTACGTAAACGTGCTGCTTCTTTATAAAGGCCATCGGCTTGACTGCGATAAGATTTTGCGATATCTAAATCAGAAAGTGCTTCAGTTTGCGAAGCTTGGGCTCTTGCCGGAGCAGGAGTTTCTTTTACTTCGGCTACAGTTTTAACTTCAGCTCTAGCTTTTGAAGCAGTTGCTCCTGATACTAGGCTAGCTAGCTCATCAACAGGCATATTCTTCTGGCCAGCGATAAGAACATTTAGTTCGTCTAATGGAACATTGTCGTTTGGTGTCGGAGTCATGATAACATTATCTGTAGCAACTTTTTGCAATCTGTTATCTTGCTGCATTGCTACTAGCATCGGACGTCCGTCTGGGAACATACGTGTATACATGATTTCACCAAACTCGTTAGTGTCCTGTCCTTGATCGCTTTCTAGAACAGTCATTAGCGCATCGTGATATGAATCACTTAAGGTGGCTGTTCCTAAAACTAGAGCAGAACCTGAATCTCCAGGCAATGTTCTAAATACTACAACTACTTTCGCCCCTGTATTTTTCATTCTACCGATGTGCTTAATTGATTTCATTTTTAATCCTTTTTAGTGACTGATTCTAAAAATGTATTCAGTCTATTATACACTTTACCAACAGCTTCCATTTCTGCTGCCTTAAAAGCACCGCGTTGCGTAGCAACATCGATGATATTTTTCAATGCATTTAAATCATTAACATTGAGGTCTGGACCTGCTGGCTGTTCTGCTGCTGGCGCAGATTGTTGTGCTTCGGTGATTTCTTCTGCTGGTGCAGTAGTTTGATCTGTCATAATTATCTCCTTAAATTTGGACAGGCTAACATAAAATATGTTAGTTCTTTTTCTTCTTCAAATCCTACATAAGTAGGAGTTTTTAATTTACCATCTTTATCAACAGACGGAATCTGTCTTAAACTATACCTACCTTTAAGGCGTAGTTTAATCCAATCTTCTAATTCATGATTAAAAATCTCACCCTCTCGCAATTCGGTTTTGAAAAAATGCGGAGGAATCCTGTCCATTTTACGTGAACCTAGTACATCAAGAGGATTGAGTTCAATCATAGTGAAATATTTATAATAGTAGTTTACTGGGGGTTATGAAAGTGATTCTTGGGCTAGGCGCTTACTCATTGCTTTAGCGTGGCCCATTTTCTTGATATCGCCAGAAAAGAGGTACAATTCAAATGCTGCTTTTTCTGATAATACTGAAATAGTTTTTTTAGTTAGATACCACGGAGAAGTGATAAATTGATCTAGCCAGATTATCGTCTGGGCTGTAAGTTTGGTTTCTTTTGGAAGATTAATGTCATATACTTTGATATCGGCATTTCGAATAAACTCGATACCTGCTTCAGTTAACCTAAGTCCGCCTATATCTTTAGTCCGAACATTAAACCACCAGAGTACTCTGAATGATTTAATTTCTTCTTCAGTTGGTGTTTTGTTTGCTGCTTGCAAGAACACCTTAGTATAGGTATCCTTAGCATCAGACATTATAGTTTCTCGCCTTGCGATAATTTATAAACAGCGAAGTCAGATGTCTTGAATATTTTGTTAAGTTTCTTAGCAAGATTGTGTGCATGGCCTGGATTTGAAAAACTTACTTTCTTATATTTAGGTCCTGGATAACTTGCTAGTAGACTGCCGCTCTTAAGATTAAACGGTTGGTCTTTATAAAAGACAGCCCATATGGCATCGCTTTCAAGTATTTGTTCTACTTTAAAAGTGTCCTTATTTGCATGTTCAAGTATTACTTTAGGTTTTGGTCTACTCATAATATATATTGGTTCTTAATAACCACGTATATATTTATCCTTGACCGAACCCGCCCCCATCGAACTTAACGTCAATATTTTGTGTGTTAGCACGTATTTCCGATAGCATAGCATGTACTTCTTGTACAGTTTTAGACATCTTAACAGTTAATATGGCTAAATCTTGGACTAACTCACGACCTTCTTGTATAGATATACGGATATCACGTTGCTGACTTTTTTCAGCAGCAACTAATCGTTGCATCAGCTTTTCTACACTTGGTAGATTATTTGGAATATTACTTGCTGACATTACTTAATACCTGTTTCATCTCGAGTTCGGTTTTAAACGGGCCTTTGTATTCGTATCGTTGTAAAGTAATTAACTTAGGACAAAATGATTTAACCCAACCTTTTTCGAATCGAATAACATAATAGCCTGCACAGTATAAACTTTTACTGTCACTACTTTTCGTAAACAGTGGCAATTTTCTTTGTATGTCAAACATTGCATTGTGAGGTTCGACACTAGTAGCATACCCATGAACTTCGTTTGGTAAAGCATTGTTTGCTTCTTTAACAATTTTTGCTACAAAGAAATCCTTGCCAAACTGTTTAGTTAAACTTTCTTTGTTGTCAAAAATTCTTACGCCAGCTTCATTGCTAAGAACAAATTTCTCATCTTCGATTTTTCGAAGAGTCGCAAACTTGGTACCGTCTTGTTCGACAATCCAAAATTTGTCTTTAATGATTGGTTTTGCGTGTAAGTCTGTCATGTTGTTTCTCCGGCAAATAGTTCATTTACATATCTTGCATTCAATGGCTCAGCATAAGCCTGCGCCTGATCTGCAATCTTTTTAAGATCATACAGATTGCAAAATTTAATAAGTCTAATACCAACTTGACTAATATTTTTATTGGCAGTAGTTGCTTCAGCAATAGTATTAGCAATAATAACTTTAATATCATCGGGTTGATGGCTTAAGTCAATAAGTCGACGATTGCGTTCGTAATCTTCTAAGACACGATGTTCTACACCATTGTGATCAGTCCACTTCTGTAACATGAGATTGTTCCACGCATATCCGCGGCCTTTACGATCTTCGAACGCTTCAGTAAGACCCACTTTTTTGCTTGTGCCTTTAGTACGCACACCCGGATACGCTG